ATGATGTATGTATAGGAGCGACTATGGATCATCTCCATAAACTGCCACACATTCATACATGCCTCCAGTTCGGGGAGGGAACAGTATGGAGTAAATGCCATACCAGGACCACGACCCTGAATAGAGTCTAGCATAACCTGATACTTCAGGTTGCTAGTAAAGATATGTTTTTGTTCTGGACGAAGTGTCTGATAATCAGCACGATCTTTTTGAAGAGAAACTTCTTCAGGTCTCCAGAAGTAACCCAGTTGTTGCTGAGTCAGTTTGTCAAAGATTGGATACTTATAGGAATCGTATCTCTGAATGCTAAGGGGAGAACCAAAAAACATCGGTTGCTTTTTGGGGTCTGATGCGGTTGTATTAAAGACGGTCATTCCTTGAATAACTGGGTCTTGTTCTTTGATCCTAAATTGCACAGGCGTCACACTCCTCTTGCTTGCTTAAATTTTCCAGTAAGTTTTCTAGTACTGATTCAGTTTTAGTCTCTTCTAATTCATCCGTTTTATTGTCGTAGGTGTTCTGATAGTAGGATGTTTTCCATCCGTACTTATATGTAGTAAGAAGATCATTTGCCATGACCGAAACAGGAACTTCATTGTCGCTGTAGTTCTCGGGATTGTAACTCCAGTTACCAGAGATTGCCTGATCAAAGAATTTCTGCATCACGGCTACGACTTTAATATACCCTTCATTAGAAGCCATATCCCAGAGAAGGGTGTAGTGAGACTTGAGACTATTGTATTGAGGGACGATCTGCTTAAGAGGTCCTTTCTTTGATTTTTTAGTGGACAAGAACCCGCGAGGTGGTTCGATTCCATTGGTTGCGTTTGACACAACGGAACTGCTCTCCGAAGGCATTTGTGCGGACAGTGTTGAGTTCCGTAATCCGTGTGCAACGATAGACTCTCTAAGACCCTCCCAATCATAGTTTAACTTATGCGGTACAATTCCGTCAACATCCTTCTTGTATGTATCAATCGGAAGAATACCTTTAGAATATTTGGTACGGTCGAAGTAACCACAAGCACCAAACTCTTTCGCAAGTTGATTGGATGCCTTCAGCAGATAGTACTGGAATGCCTCTGTAAGGTCATGTACGAGTTGATGTGCCTCTTGATCATCATAACCCACCTTATGCTTTGCCAGGTAGTGTGCAAGACCAATATATCCTACACCCAGAGAACGGCGATTCTTGGTGCCTACCTCTGCTGCATTGACGGGGTATCCTTGGAAGTCGATGAGAGCATCCAGACCACGCACAGAGAGGTCACAGAGTTCTTCCAACTCATCAAGGTTACGAAGTTTACCTACATTGATAGCAGAGAGGATACACAGGGCAATCTCACCCTCACCATCGATATGCTGAAGGGGTTTGGTGGGTAGAGTAATCTCTTGGCAAAGATTGCTCATCTCAACCTTATCCAAGAAGGAAGAGTGCGAGTTGCAATGGTCGATGTTCATGATGTACAGACGACCAGTCTCTGCTCTCTCCTTGAGAATACTCAGGAAAAGTTCTTGTGCTGAAATAGATTGTCTTGGAATAGATTGATCTGATTCATAACCCACATAAAGCTCGTCAAATCTATCAGTACCAAAAGCATCATACAGACCAGGAACATCGTGCGGACTGAAGAGGGAAATGGTTTCGTTCTTGATGAAACGCTCATAGAAGAGTTTAGTAATTTGAATACTATAATCTAAACGACGAACACGGTTATCTTCGGTTCCTTTATTATTTTTTAGTACGATGATGTCTTGGATTTCTTTGTGCCAGATTGGGAAGTGGACAGTTGCTGATCCACCACGGATGCCATTTTGAGTGCAGCATCTGACAGTTGCTTCAAACTTTTTGAGGAATGGGATAACACCTGTGTGTTGAACTTCTCCGCCTCTGATCTTACTGTTGATGCCACGGATCCTGCCCGCGTTGATGCCGATACCCGCCCTTTGTGCAACATATCTGCCGATAGCCATATCAGAACTAAAGATGCTATCGAGGGAGTCATCAACATCAACAAGAACACAGCTAGCAAATTGTCGAAGTGGAGTTCTAACCCCTCCCATGATAGGTGTGGGAATGTTGACTTTGTGCTTTGAGATTGCGTCGTAGTATCTCTTGACATAATCGAGACGGGTCTCCTTAGGATACTCTGCAAAAATCGTAGCAGCGATCAGTAAGTACATGAACTGGGGAGTCTCATAGACATCGCCAGTGCTACGATCTTGTACGAGATATTTATCGGCAACCTGACGAAGACCAGCATATGTAAACAGGAAGTCACGCTCGTGGTCAATATAACCGTTCAGTTTTTCCCACTCTTCGGCAGAATATTTAACTACAATCTCTGCGTCATAGACACCTCTCTTCACACAGTTCTCGACATGCTGCTGCAGAGTAGGACACTCACGCATACGACCCCACAGTTGCTTCCTGAGAGCGAACAGGAGGAGTCTAGCAGCGACGAATTGATAGTTAGGATTCTCAAGGTCAATCAGGTCACTAGCACTGCGAATTAGGATCTCCTGAACCTCGGCAGTGGTGATACCATCATAGAATTGAATACCAGAGTTGATTTCAATTTGGGACGCAGAAACACCAGCAAGATCTCTACATGCCTCATCAACCATCTTGTGCATTTTATTGAGATCAAGTGCCTCTAACTCACCAGATCTTTTACGAACTTTAGTCCCGTTGGTCATACCTTTTTCCACTCTGTAAACTTAACTTTTGCTTCTAATCCTGAGTATGTATTTGATTTTAACATACCGTTAACATCATGTCCAGCAAGGACCATATCGTTGATGTCTTTCTCTATAATTCCGCTTGGCCAGATGACGACGCTTTCGCCTCTTGATATGCATTTGTCAATGCGATCGACAATTTCTCGATTGCGGGGCTCATTATCGTAAACATAAATGAGATCATTTCCCTTAAGACAACTAAGATCACCATCAGCGCCACATAGAGCCACGCTATTGTCGATAAAAGTGCTGTCCAGGGGTCCTTCGACCACATAGACAGGTAATCCTGAATCGATTGTGTCGTACCCATAAATTTTTGGTGCATGATCATCAAGCATCACAGTGATATATTTAACACGGTTAGGACCTATAGCCCTTCCCTGAAACCCAATTAGGTTTTGATTATAAAACAAAGGAATAATTATCCTAGATTCTTCGTGAGAAGTGCTTGTGAATACCTCTTGAAAAGTATTAGCGAAGGACTTAAACTTCTCAGCAAAGTAAAACTTGGACGGGTCAATCGCCCGTCCTTCCAGATACTTTTTTGCAGTTTCTACCTCACTACACAGAGGAAGATCTAACTTTGCAATAAACTTTGGTTTCTCAAAAACAAACTCTGGTTCATCAGCAACAAAGTTCCTACCAGTATGTCCCTCTTTAAACTTCTCAATAGAGTACTTTTTATGCAGAGTAGTATCTAACTTCTTCAAGAAGTTGTTAAGGGACATCGAAGCACCACAGTTGTGGCACTTGAAGTTCGTATTGTTCTTGACTGCATAGATATACCCACGCGCTTTGTTCTTGTAACGCTGGGAATCTCCACAGATAGGGCAACGAAAATTATAAAGATCTGCCTTTACTCTTTTAAACTTCTGAAGTCTAGCAGAGACAAGACCGATGTACTTGGAATCAATTAGGTCCATTCACCAGACTAGTGCCTGGGACTATTGTACTCGCTAACGGTGCAGGTGTCAACAATCTAAGGATAGGCGGAGCCACTTGTAGTAGCGTCACAATGGTTGCGATGACAGCAGTGGCACCAATAACAAACTTATTATTCTTTTCAACTTTCTTTTCAAGATCGCCAATCTTTTCATCGATGTTCTTGAACATACGATCATCATACTTCTGATGATCTTTGATCATCTGAATGATTGCATCGTTTGTTTTCTCACCTTCCGTCAAGCGATTCTCATGTCGCTCAAGGATGATGGCAGTTTTGTTTGTATTATCCTGAATGGAAGTTACAGCTCGCTCTAACTTGTCCAACATTTCTTTGGACAAGTCCTCATAAATTTCTAACTTCGACTCAAGAACTCCTAGTTTTCCGAACATGGTCTAACCAGCGTTTGCGTGAACCTTTACCAAGGTAAATGTTTCGTCCAGCAACGGGTCCTTTACGATCTGCCTCATCGGAAAAACCGCCAGATGCTCCAGGAGCATTGGCGACCATCATCTCCTTCAAGATGTCATACACTTTTTGTAAGCGTCGATCCATCAGACTGCTCGTAACTGTTCTAAACAATACTCATCATCGATAATATTATTTAGTTCCGTGCGAGGGTAATCAGGAACCCTGCCGAGATATGTTAAGAAACTTTTGGTACAAGACCAAAGATCCCTGTCTAGTTTAAAAAAGAGTAAGGGGACTCCAGCATCCCCAAATACATTAAAAAGGACTATGAAGTGATTAAGAATCAAGTGGGTTCTTAACTCCCCACTGTTCTTATACCTCTTCAATAGCCTTTTAATGTACTTAATCCTTTTTAGATCATCATAAAAATCCTCTTCAGTTACTGCCTGAGGATTTTCATAGTTCTTAATAGCAAATAAGAGATAGTTACTATCGTTCAATTCATGGAATTTCATTCACTCTATCATACATCAGTAGGATAAACGATGCTACCAGCACCAGTGGTGATACCAGACATGGCAACCAGAGTTTCTGTCTTGACTCTCAGATTTCCATGCATGTCCATATAAGTTTGAACACCTACCCATCCATGATGAGTAACGGAACCACTATGACCCATTGCAACGGTATCAGTAGAAATGCCATATACGATTCTATCTTCTACACCATAGGTATTCTCACTGAAAGTGGAATCACCAACGGTATACAAAGGCAGTTCACTGACATAGAAGTCAGTGGCAGCGATGGCAGCACCAGAGAGACCAGCAGTGCTCGCAATGCTCAGAACTCTTTCGCTGGTAATACCAGAGATAACTGCATCACCATAATATGTGCCGACACCATCACGAATGCCGAAGCGGATTACTTGACCAACTTCCAGGTCAGTAGCAAAGGATGTACCAGCACCTGTTACCGTACCAGTAGCATAATTAAGGCTAACTGTGCCAGTGGAAGTTACATTGTCGTTATTGCCCCAGAGAGCCATGTCTTTACACCCAATGTACGATTTTCTTAGAATTATTTATAAGTCAAGCATCCTCGCGGTTTCTGATGGCAGCTTCGACTTTAGCAAACAGCTCATCGTCTGCAGTAGTCTTAGTCAGTTTAACTGCTTTACCAACAATAAGCAAACACAGATCAATCAGTTTATCGCCAAGTTCTGCATCATCAGGAATCTTTGCAACAGCAGCGTCTACGACCTTGTAGGCGAGTGGAAGTAAGAATGACAGCATGATTTTAAAGAGAAAAACCTCTTCTATATAGGCTCAGTCTCTTGCCGAATCGTATTTTTTTCTTGCTTCAGATTCTTTCTTCTCTTTAGAAGTGAATCCATGCTTACGAACACGCTCGTTATGCTTCTTAATTCGCTCTTGATTCATTTCACCTTCGGTCTGCTTACGACCTCTTTCTTTTTTCTCTTGACGAGAACCAGGATACTCCTTACGGAACCTGTCGGTGATTCCCTTAGCACGACCTTCCCTTTCTAACTCGGCAACTTTCTTACCCTTCTCTTCAACTTCGGGTTTGCGAGCACCTTCTGCGATAGCAGCGATCTCTTCCTTTACGGATTTTTTCTCAGGAAGTTTGTCATGCTTAGTAGATGCAAAATCTTTTACATCCTTCTTCTTCATGCTGGAAGCAACTTTGGCAACCTCAGGCGATGCTGCTTTCTCACCTTTTTGAGCAGCTCTGACCATACCCATGAACTTTTGCTGTGCTCTAGAGACAGCTTTCTCATGGATGTCTTCTTCCTTTACACAGTTAGGAACTTCTTTACCACCCTTCTTCTTAGTGCCCTTGGCAACATAACCAGTCCAGCACTTACCAGCACCTACATTCTTTCGTGCCTGCTTCAATCCCTCTTGGATGTCAGGATTAATTTTAATGGTATTCTTTACTGGTTTTTCTTCGACTGTAATATCTTTCTCGTCAGAGAATGTCGCCTTCTCGGCGGGATACAACTTTTTTTCGGTTAATCCCTCAACCTTTTGACGCAGAGATACTTCAAGTTCTTCTTTCTTAACACGCTTTGCTTTCTCAGCGGCGATAGCAGCACCAACTGCCTGACGACGCTTTCTCAGATAAGAATCGGACTTATCAGAGTCACCATCATTATCAATATCAGCGTCTTCCTTACCAACAGGGTCCAACTTTTCAGACATAAAAACATTGGACATGCTGTTAAGCATGATTTGCTCTGCGCTATCTTCAATAAAGTTTTTCATCGAACCTAAAAGCTCTCTGTCTGCTATCTTTTATTTATAAACGACCTTACCTTTTCAAGTGGAGTAAGGGATTGTACATACTCTCTGTAGGAATCTGTACCTATTTCTCTCTTCGAAGCAGGAACTCCAGAGGGAATACGAGAGACATATTCAGTCAAGTCTTTGATCCAAGACTTGAACATGATACCTTCTTTTGTGACGGCGATCACATGATTAGCACCACGACGAATGATCCTACCAACCAGTCCAGTATTAAGAGACTCTACAAGAGAACCCATTCCAAAGATATTACCATAGACATAATTTTCTCTAAGTGTTTTTGAGTCATACTTAGGAGCAATTTGCCACAATTCAATACCCTCAGTAGTCGCTGCAGTTGCCATAGATCTTTGAACTGTATTAAACAGTTCTCTAGCAACTACACCCTTTGCTGCTTTCGGCAATCCTTTCCTGAAAGATTCATAGTCTCCATCTGCTGCTAGTGCTCGTAATTTCGAAGCAGACATGCCCTCGACCCCTTCAGCATCGGGGTCCCGTTCTCCAGCAGAGATGACATTAATCGCATCAAAATTATAGAGTTGCCCGTTGTATTTGTTTGCGAGGTTCTCAAACTCTTTTTGTCTGTCAGCACCAACCACGATGTTGATGCCACTATATCCTTCGACATCGGCTTGTTTTAACGCATCAAAGATAGTACGAATTGCGGGATCATATACGATTGCATTCGCATGGTCAGGGAACATCTTCTTCATGAAGAGAACCTTAGTCTCAGAATCAAGAGGATTCTTTTGGGGATCTACAGAATGAGAAGGATATACAATGTACTGCTCACCAGCAGCAGTATCTTTAATAGTATCAAGAAGTTTTTCGTGACCAGATGTGGGAGGATTGAATCTACCAAATCCAATGGTAAGAGTTCCTCTAGTCTTTTCTACTTCCTCAACTTCACCTTGTTCGGGTTGCATTCCACCCTGCCCAGGAGCAGGTGGGGGTGGTTGATCAGGAAGTGTTCCTCTAGCAGCAGGTCCAGGTCTGGTAGGATCACTCTCTTGTGCAGGTTTTCTACCACTGGTGAAGACTAGTTCACCTTCTACAGTTCTACCTACAATCCTATTCTGAGAATCTAACCAAGAACCATGCCCGTCACCTTTCAGACCAAGCTTCTTCGCTTGCTTAGCTGCATTAGTCTGTGCCTCATTTAGAAACTGGAAGAAACTCTTCATGATTATTTTGCAAATACCCGCCGTGTATTCTCCGCAACTCTATTTATATTAAAGGATACAGTCATACGAAGTTGTTTGCTATCATTCTTTCTAACAAAGTGCCTCAAGTGAGATGGGAAAATTAATATGTCCCCTTCCTCTACAGGGATATCGGCATGTTCCAAGATGTGAGGATTCAATCTTTCATCCATAATGTTCCCATCAAACATGAAAGAAAATATATTATCTAGAGGATTGCAAAATGTTGTTCCTTCATGCTCAAGAGGATCAAACATTACATAATGAATAGCAGAATAAAATCCAGGAAGATGAGTGTGAGGTTCTTGGTAATGAGAGTGTTCGTAGGTATTCAACCAAATCTCATAGATATGAGGTTTTTCTAAAAGTCCAATATCACTCCTCCACTGTTGCAAAACACCAGTATAATTATCACTAATCTCTTGAGGAAACGCACCTTCAAATTCTGTCCTGACATTACAAAACCAACCAGAAGGAGTTCCGTTAATAGAAAAATCCTTATAGGAATTATACCTATCCAGCATATGCTGTTTTATTTCAGTAGGATCAAGATGGTACTTGTATATTCGCTGAGGAAACAAATCAAAATGCATACTAACCAAAAATAATGTTTCTAGCGTTACCGAATTGTCCTTTGAGGAGAGATTTAAACTCTGGTGTTAAGAATGCTTGGAACTGTGGTTGGGATTTAAAGTCACCCTTGTATCTTAATTCAAGATCCAGCAATTCTAATTGACCAGACTTTACTTTGAAATATAACTTAGCAGCGTTTGATGCCTGAGTTTTTGCTTTGTCGATATCAATAACTTTAGGTTGCTTTCTAAGATAAGCAAGTGCCAACCCAACGCTATCAATACCAATACACTGACCTGAACCTAGGTTGATATTCATACCAGTTGACTTAGATATAGTAACCTGTCCTACACCAGTTGTCAAGATAAACTCAAAATCATTTTGAGTGTACTCGCTCATCGTATCAAGAAGACTTTTCTTTAAGATGAGGTTAATAAGAGTATCAGCGAACAACTGCTGATTCTGTTTAATAATATTGAGGAACTGACTATACAAAGCATTAGGTTGATTACCAACCTTTCCAAGTTTTGCATTAACAAAATCTCTCATCGCATTTGCATCAGTCTTAGAAATTTCTGCTGTATTCAGAAGTGCAGGATCAGAGACAAGTCCAATACTTTTGAGGTTGATCAAGGGAACTGTTGTTGGTTTCCCATTCTTCATAATACCAATTCTGGTATTCCAAAGTTTCTCTGCAGGTGCAGATCTAGGATCAGTACCATCTGGAAGTTTGGCAATACCAACTAAAGGACCAGTGGTTAATGCTTCTCTTACGACTCCAGCAAAGAAATTTTGTCTTGCTGTTTGAAGCTGTGTCTTAATGCCAGCGAACTGTGGTCCATTGAGAACAGTATCAAACGCCTTGTTGATAAGAGTGGGATCTGCTGCTGTTCCTTTTGGTTTCTTTTTCAGCGATACTCCCACATAGTTCCTACCATACTGTAAAATCAAGTCAGATGAGTTGTAGTCCGCCATTCCAAATGCAGCGAACTTAAATTGTTGTACTGCAGCTGGCCACTGCGTACCAGTTAGATACACTGCATCAGGAACACTGTTTCCAGAAATTCCTCTCATAGTTGAACTAGCAGCAAGATATTGTCTAACTGCTTTGACTGCGGAAATTCCTACTACCAAGTCAGAATAAAACTTATCTGTTTTTGTGCTTGATGTTAAGGTAATTACTTTTTCAAAATCCTTCTTTACATTACCAGCCCCAACAACTCCAGCACTCATGTACCTTTGATACATGATGTTGTAGAAATTTTGCAGACTGGTCTCATTAGCAACCGCCGCATCCATTTCTTGATTGGTGCATAAAGCACAACCAGCAAAAAAACCTTCTGACGGTTCAGCCATGAAAAAAGAGGGAGTACTATTCCCTCTTATTTAGATAGTCCTTTTCATTCTGATAAGGATGTTTTTCTCCAGTCCAAAGTTGATATCCTTCTACAACATCTGGAATCAACCACTGGTCCACCCGATAGCAATACTTCCAGTTGACAGGTTGAATACAATTCATCACGACAACTTGGAAGAATGCTACTAGGTGAATCCAAAGAGAAAGCATTAGTCGTTCATTGCCTCATCAAGAGCAGTATCAATCCGAGAAATTACTTCACGAATTTCAACGATACGAGTAGGGACACAATGCTCTTCATAGGTATATCCGTTCTGAGCATCTACAAGAGCTTGCAATACATGCACTGCGGTTTGTGGTTCAAGTTCAAGGTTAATCATCAACGGTCACCTGCTTTACGATTCTCAGAGTAGTAGGCATCAAAGGTGCCTTCGGGATAACGAGCAGCAAGTTTGCTGATGTTACGATCCAGAACTTCTTCCAGAGAGATGTCCAGTGCCATACATGCCTGAGCGACATACCACATGACATCACCGAGTTCAATCTTCAGGTGCTCGATGTTATCTTCGTTCCAGGGCTTTCCTTGGAAGGTGATCTTCTTAACGATCTCCATGAACTCACCGCCTTCAGCAGCGATACCAACAGCAGCAGTCAGGAGACGCTGGATGTCACATCCTTCTGCTTTCAGAGATGCAACACGAGCGATGAACTGAGCATTGTCCTTAGAAGGAGCACTGGTAACCTGATCGACAAACTCAATATAGTTACCATACTTCTTAGGTTGTTCTTTAGTAACTACCACTTGCATGTTTTGCACTGCTTGTTGCTGTTGTTCGGCAGGAGTTGGTTGTGCAGCAGGAACTCCTTGAGGTCCAGTGGGGTTCTCAGGATTGTCCTGCCATGCTGCAGTTTCAGGATCTCCAGGTTCTACCTCCCAAAATTCCTTTGCACGAGGACGACGAGGAGGAGTGGCAGTAGTAGGACGCTGAGGTTCGGGAAGATTATCAGCAATTGCAGAGGAATAAGTAGGCATAATAATTATTCAAAGTGAGTTTGTTTGGGATGATAGTTGAACAAGGTATCAAGTCTGAAATGCTCCCAACTATAGGAGACAGTATCTATGTATCTCTCCTCAAAATCTAAATCCTCTGGTGATATGAAGTAGAAGATAGAGAGCATTAATCTTTGCCTATCACTAAACCAATTAGGTTCAATATAGGCGTTGTGAAGATTCGTGGTCGGATACAACACTAGACTATTATACCCCATAGTGACGGAAGTTTCAAATTTAAAATCTTCATAATCTTTTATTTGAAACCAAGATCCAACATTTAGTTCTTCATGTCTGCGATAAAAATTTTCTATACTGTTCTTATCGTTACGATTAAAGTCTAATGAATTTGTCTTTCCTTTCCAAGACCAAAATCCCGTAGAAACTGGATCATCGCTTTTGGTAAAATTGATGTTAGCAACAAGACATGGAATTGGATCGAAAGAATCGAAGACGGGAACATCAATGTGGGGATAGCAGCAGAGACTGCTAGTAGCATCTAGTGTCATATCTGGACTAGTGCATTGACAATACAAATCAAAGATGTCCATTTTAGAGACACCGAACAAAGGTTTAACCCTTTCTTCTATCTGATTTGAAATTTGATCTTGAATAATTTCGGGGAAGTTATGTGTAAGACCAGGACGAATAATTTGAGTGTTTTTAATTTCTTTGGTTTCCCAGTAATCAAGATTCTCAAAAAACTCAGATACTAAGTCTGGGTTTTTATAAACATCATTTGCTACAAGAACAGGGACTTTGCCATCTAACAGCAAGTATTCAAACTCTAAGTTATTAACCTCAGAGATTTGATTCCAAATTTTATTTGCTGATCTAATCAAACTTAAATCCCTCAAACTTATTTGACTTTACAAATGCTTCTGCATTCTCTTCGTTTCCGCTATCATGAAGACTTCCACCTTCAGATTGATCACAATCATACAATCTCATCTTTGCCCTATCAACTCCAAGAACAAATCTCTTATTTACATTGAGATCATTGTATCTATTCTTCAATTGCTTCACCATAATTTGCCCGAGTCCTTCAAGATCTTCAGATGAAATAAGGGCAAACATAAGATCAGCAGTAGCAGGGAGCCCAAAGGACTCACTAGTATCAGTAATGTCAACATCACTGCTACTATAACCAGAACGAGTGGTCTGGGTGGCAGATACGATAGGGACCTCTGCTTCGACAGCGAGTCCTCTAAGCTCTTCAGCAATTGCCTTGATATAGCTATATGAATTGACACCAATCGCGCCGCGATAGCGTGAGGAAGCGCATATATTAAGATAATCAATAAAGATAATATCTGGACGAAAAGATTTCTTGAGTGCCAGATCATTAAGCAAAGACTTGAAATGTCCACTGTGGGCACTGGCTGTAGGATATTCTTTAATTATAAGTG